AACTGCTTCAGGTGGCTGTACGCTTGTTTGGTTTCCGGGTGGCAGTCGTACACGCCAGCGATGGTGAACACCGAGCCAACCGCCGGGGAAGCGATCAAGGTGTGCATGTCCACGGTAGCGCCGCCATCGGTTACCAGTGCGTTGGCATCGGTGTTACCTGTAACGTCGGAGCTGTTGGTGTGGGCGTACATGCGCTCGTTTTCATAGAAATCAGCGCCACCAGTGCGGCCCATCATACCTTCGCGATACTGCTTCTGGATTTGGCTGGAGTCTTGGAACAAACCCTTCAGACCGTTGACCAGGCCAGCGGAGGTGACGGAGTCCAGTTGGACGTAGCGGTTGCCGTCCTGCGGAGCCAGATTCTGGTTGAGCTTGGCGCGGGCAGCACCGATAGCAGCCAGATCGGTCGGAGGAGTGCCAGCAGTACCCACCAGGTTGGACACGCGCTTGGTGCAGTAGGCGATGAAGTCAGCTTCAATGGCCGACAGCAGGCCGTCAACCGCAGGCTCGATGTAACGCTTGCTGAACGCACCGATGTTGTCCGGGGTTATCAGGGCCAGTTCGTCGCTGTTGAACGCCATGTCCACGCCGTCCTGGGTGGCGACGGTGATGGTCTGGCTGACTTCGCTCTGGGCCTGGGCATCGAGGATGCGGGAGCCTTGGCGACGGGTGTACTTGTTCGGGGACATGACGCGCAGGGTAGCGCCGTGCTTGGGGTCACCGGAGAAGCTGGCGTCGTACTGACGGTCAACCGTGCCGATGAAGGCCAGTTTTTCATGCGCGATCTTAAGGGCTTCGCGGGCCACGAGGTCTGTTACGACAAAATCATTACCGGCCATGATGGGCCTCCTACGATAGGGTTAGGCGCGCCGCCTTCCGGCAGCAATGTCCTGGGCATTACGGAACTCGGCGTACTCCTTGGCCGTCATGTCCTTCACGGACTTCTGGCCTGCTGCCCCTGCGCCATTAAGCCGTGGGGCTGGGGCGGGAGCCGGAGCGCGTACCGGTGCTTTCTGCGCCAGTTTTCGCGACACTTCAAAAAGCGCGAACACCTGCTCCTTCTCAGGAAGGTTGGATATCCGATGCAACTCGGCGACGTTCTTGGCCAGATGGTAGCTGACCTGGGGGCCATCCTCCATCCGCAGGATCGTATTGACCACGTTCGGCTTCAGCAGCACTTGCGGGACTGACTCAATCGCCGCCTGGAAGTCCGGTGTGGACTCCCGGAAGGCATGCGCCCGTTCCGTGTACGTCTGAACCCGCTTCTGGACTTCCTGCTCCTCACGCTGCTGCTGGGTAAGCTGCTGCGCTTGGGCCGCTCGGTCGGCCAGCTTCTTGTCGGCCAGATACTCAACCTTGGCCTCAAGGTACGCGTCGTAGTCGTCGAAGTTGCTGATATCCGGTTCGGTCAGTTGCGAGGCTTGGGCTTGCGCGTCTCGACGCTCAATCTCGGCCTTCAGTTGTGCAACCGTCTCCACCAGTTCGTACTTTTGCTTCGTCAACGTGTTGAAGCGTTTCCTGACGCCTTTTGGCACTCCTGTCTCAGCGTGGTCACCCTCACCCTCTTCAGGGATATCGGAACCATCGTCCTCGATTTCGTGCAAGTCGCTGTCAGCGGTTGCTTCTACCGTCGCTGTAGCCGGGGCAGCAATTTCGGCCATTGTCGCGCCAGTGGCGCTGGTTTCCAACTCAGACATCGCTTAACTCCGTCACCGGATTGGCTGGGCCGACGTATCGGCCCCGCATCATGCGGAAAATGCCGCAAGCCATTCACTACGATGATAGCCCTAGACTATCAACATATCAAGATGCCGCGATATTACCCACAATCCTGATACACAATACTGCTTTCCGCCATCACGGTGGCCTGGATGCTGACCCCCGCAGTCCAGTTGGACGGGGTGAACGACATCGAGCTGATGGGGTTGGCGATGCTGAAGGTCTTCAGCGCCGTCGGGTCAACGTTGACGGCTGCGCCGAACGCATCCAGCAGCGTCTCGCTGGTTCCCGCAAACGGGACAGCCGCCACCGCCGTGGTTCCCGCAAGCGGGGAGCCAGAGATCAGCTCGAAGCTCACAAAGTACTCCCCGCACAGCGGGTCTTGGATTTTCAAGGTCTGCGTCCCACCGGAGGTGGTAAGCACTTTCTTGCCTACGACGTTAATGCTCATTGTTGAATCTCCTGCGGGGTGAGTTGCGGGTCGGTGGGGTCTTGCTCCCCCTCCGGGACACCTTGGTCAATTACGGGCGGCATCAAGCCGGTGAGAGTGGCGTCTGCGTTTATTTCACCGCCCGCCCCCTGAATATTTCCCATTTCGGGCATTCCGCCGCCCATTTCGGGCATTCCGCCGCCCATTTCCGGGTTTATTCCGCCCATCATGGGCGAATTGCCTTCCATCTCGGACTCGCCTTCGTCATCCTCCGGCCCCATATCCTCCAGCGACGGCGCGGACGCCGCCTGCTGGGTGATGGCCTGGAATATGTGGCCGGAGACCTGCTCGGCGAGAGCCGCCGTGTCGGGGTGTTCCAGCTCCAGCTTGTAGGCATCGATGGCGGCGCGAACGTCGATCTCGTACTGCTTCAATCGGCGGTCTTCGTCTTTGTCCTCCAGTTCATCCATCGCCTTCTTCAGTTCGCCCTGCAACTGTTCGACCAGTTGCTTGCCTTGGTCGATCATCTGCTGGACTTCCGGCGGGATGCCGCTTCCGCTCTCGTCCTGCTCGGCTTGCAGTACCTGCGGGGGCAGCATGGCGTGAAGGCGTTTCTCGATGGCTTCAGCACCCGGCCAGTCCATGTTCTTGGCGATAAGGTCGGAAATCAGCCCCGCCGCAGCTGGGACGGCCTGAACGAAGGAAATCATCGACTCGGCGGACTCGATACGCTTGGTGGCGTAGCTCGGGCCGACATTGACCACCAGGTCATACCGGCCAGCAGTCAGGTCGTTCTCGATCTGGGGCGTTCCGTCCGGGAGGCGGGTCTGTTGGTTGATCTTCATCAACTTGCGGCTACCATCCTCACCCATAATCTGGATGACACGGGCCGTGTTGTAGCGTTTCGGGATGAGGTCGAGCAGCACACGGCCAGAATAGCGAATGGCGCGACTCAGGTTGTCGATGTACGCAAAAGTTGAGGTATCACCCTCGCGCTGACGGGCCAGGATGGCCCTGCCGGAGGTTTCGTTGCTGGTTTCGCCCAAGGAGGCCGAGTGGATACCGGTGGTGGACTTCATTTCGTCCACAGCCAGCAACGCACCGCGCTCAAACGAGGCGTCCGCCATACCGGCGTTCAACCGGCTGGGGATGGGCGCGTCCGGGACGGCGTTGTACGGCAGGTAGGGGATGTTCCCCTGCAATGCCTTGATCCAGTCCTTCTCGTTGCCGGAAATCTGCTCCAGCGTCACCAGTACCGGGCTGCGGGGCGTCAGCGCCTTCGCTTCCGTGTCCAGTGTTCGCCAGTAGTTGTACATGCGCTGAGGGTCTTTGGCAAATCGGGTGATGCCGCGCAGGGTGCGCTTGCCATCCACCAGCGATTCCTTGCCCTGAACGCCCACAATCGGCAGGTAAATGCCGTCGTAGTCGTCCTTGCTCTCCAGAATCTCGGCCCCGGACAGAATGTGCATGCACACCTTGACCTTCTTGACCTCGCGCTGGGCCACAATACCCAGCCCAAGACCCTCCGCAGCGGCCTTGTCCTCTGATACTGACCCGTCTTCCAGCAGGTACAGGGTCGCCGTGGTGTATTTCTTGTACCAATACTCGGCAACCTGGATGCTGTCCCCCTTCACCCACCCCTGCGCCATCGTCCCGGACTCAAATGCCGTGACATTGGCCTTCGGCCACTTGGCCTCGTAGGTGGCGCGGGGCATGACATCCAGCACGAACACATATTCAGCGTCGGAATAGTCCGGCTGGATGGCAGCGGGGTCAAAAATCACGTTCAGCGGGTCAACAATGCGCCGGATGACGAGGTTCTGGTCGAAGGAATCGCTCGATACATACTCCGAGTCGATGCGCCAGGCCCCGAACCCGTGGCCCGCCGTATGCTCGATGGCCGTATCGTAGGCGTAGTCCGCATTGGACTCCGTCTCGATGCTGCGGATCAGGCCGTTGTAGATGTCCGCAATGGCGTTGTCCCCATCCTCGGCGGGATGCACCTTGATGGTGGGCTTGTTCTGCCGCGCATCCCCGACTACTTGGTCGATGAACGCCGGTAGCCGGTTGATGGTCTGGATCGGGCGCTTGGCATGCTCCCGCGACTCGCGTATTTCCGTTGGCCACTGATCCCCGGCGAGGAATCGCTGGTCGTCCTTCATCACCTCACGGTTCTCCTTGAAGGCTTCAAACGCCTCCGAGTACCGCTTGAGTGCCTTGTCGAACTCAGGGTCTTTGTTGCTCTTCATGTCAGTTCATCCAACCGTAGCGGGAGGTAAGGCCAAAGTCCAAGGATACCACGTTGTTGGCGCGGGGCCGAATGGACTGTAGCCCCCGGCCTATCATGCCCATGACATCCACCGCATCGTCGTGCGCCCCTGCCGGGAAGCGCAGCATCTGCGTCTGGATGTCGCCCTTCCACGGCGCGTTGGCCGGGAAGTAGAGCTTGCCCATGCTGGCCAGCGCCTGGATGCCTCTGGCGCGGGACTCCTTGTCGCCGATGGAGGTCAGCCACTCGATCCGGCACATGGCGTTGCGCTCCTGCATCCGTCGATTGAGGAACGGCTCGATGGAGCGTCGGATCGGCCCTGCCTCCCCGAACCAGAGCTTTGGCGTATGTTTTATGATCAGGTCGCACTTGGCGTTGATCCACACATCCGCCGAGGTCTGCCCACGCCACCAGTCCAGGATGTAGATGTTCCCGTTCTGGTCAACGCCGAAGACCCCGTGTTCCGTCCAGTCACCGCCGCCGGAGGTGACCGCATAGTCACTAGCCCCGTAGACGGTCAGGTTCTTGGGCAGTGTCTGGTAGTCGGCCAGCCACTCCTTCTTGAAGAACTCCCCGTCGTCAGGAACCGGGTTCTGCTGATACAGGCTGTTCCAGTCGCGGGCGGGCAGCACGGCCCGTATCTGCTCCAACCGATCCAGCGGATACCACTCCGGCCACAGCGCCTCGTTGTCGTCGTTGATCGCGGGCAGGTTCAGCACCTCCCACTTGTCGCCCCCGTGCGCCTGCGCCGCCAGCAACCGCCCCGACAGGTCATCGTCGTGCCACCGTGTGCCGATGACGACGATGGCCGCACCGGGCATCAACCGGGTGTAGAGCGTCGAGGTGTACCAGTCCCACACCCGGTTGCGGGTGAGTTCGCTGTCCGCCTCCTGGCGATCCTTGAACGCATCGTCGATCAGCGCGATGTCCGCGCCTCGCCCGGTGATGGCCGTGCCGACACCCGCCGCGATGTATTGCCCGCCATTGTCCGTGTGCCACTTGTTCGCTGCCCGACTGTCCTGGGCCAGCGCCACGTTGAACAGCCGGGGGTATTCGTCCGCCGCGATGAGGTTACGCACATCCCGACCGAAGTCGGTGGCGAGGTCGCTGTTGTACGACGCCGAGATGATCTGCTTGCCGGGGTTGCGCCCCAGATACCACGCCGGGAACATCCGGCTGGCAATCTGCGACTTCCCGTGCCGGGGTGGCATCGCGATCATCAGCCGCTTGATCTCGCCACGCTCCACCGCCTCCAGTTTCTCGCAGATGAGCTTGTGGTGCGCCGCCGCTGTGTAGGACGGCATGACGTAGGTTATGAACGGCAGCAGGTTCGACCGCGCCAGCCGCCGGTTGAGCAACTCGTTGGCCGCTTCCTGCGGACTGGGCGGGGTCAGTTGGCTGGCCATCAGCGGCTACCACCCCGGCGCTTGTTCCAGTCCCGGAACTTGGGCCACAGCAGGACGATCTGTAGAACGGTGTACACCAGCGTTGCCAGCAGTACCCAGTCCTGCATCGGATGCCCCGCCAACGTGAAGGCACTCACCACCACCGGAAGTGCGGTCTTCGCTGCACTCACCACCACCCCCCACGGCCAACTCATGGCCCTTGTCGATATGTTGTTCCGCACCACCCATGAGCTGTGTCATTTCCCGTCGCCCTCGGTGGCGCTGGTGGTGCTGGCCGTGGGCTTGGGCAGCGTACTGTCCTCCGGCAGGAGCAACTTCACCGCCCCGCTGACCCCCGCAAGGGCAGTCAGGTACGCCGCATAGGCGGGCAGGGCCGGGGACAACGCCAATGCGGCCATGCCGATGGCCGTCCAAGTGGACTGCCGCGCAAGTCGGCCCTTGATGTGTGAAAGGGTTCTCTTATTCATGGGATATCCCCGGTGTCTTTCCGTTGGCCGTGAAGGTCAGCACGTCCCCGCGGGGGTTGTGCTGCGTGAATGAGATATGCACCCAACGCCCATACTCCAGGATGAGTTGGTCGAAGGGGATGTGGCTCTCCGCGATGCACAGGGCTACGGCCCTCGGAGAGCCGAATGAAGGCGCTATGAAGTCCACGGCCTGCCCTAGCATATGCTGGGATCGTTTCGAGCCGCCAACGGCCTCGTTGACCCGTGGGGAGCGATATCCGCTCGACACCAGCACCGGTGCTCCGAGTAGCGACCGTACCCGGTCGAGCTGGATGGCCGTGTAGCGCAGGCTCTCCAGCGCCCGCTGGTCGGGTTCATTGTTCATGCCGTAACGGGCGGCATAGTCGGACACCGTCAGTTCGTCCTGCGTGAAGTAGGTGGATAGCCTGACTGGCTTCGTTGTGGACATGGCGCTTCTCCCCGGCGGTTGCCCCAAGTCTACACCAAGTCGTCCAGCGATTCCGAGGGGCTGTCGAACGGGAGCGAGAGCTGGTCGTCGTCCGCCGGGTGGAATGTCCGGGTGTCGAGCGGCTCGGCGTCGGTGGCGTCGGTAGCTGGCTCATGCGCCAGGTGTTCGCGAATCCGATGCGTGATCTCGCGGGGCTTTCCGCCGAGTGCGTCACCCAGCGCCAGTCGCGCCAACTGGTCGTCCGTCAACTCCGTCGCATTGGCCACGCGCAGTGGCCCGCCGTCCGCCCCCGTGAGTTGCTGCTTCACATCGCTGCGCTCACGGAACCGCTCAGGGCGGTGCGCCCGCAGCAAAAACATCGCCATACTGTCGCTGTACTCCGTCACCTCGCCGCACTGCTCCCCCTTGTAGAACACCGGCTTCTCGACACCGAGGAAGGCGCGTTGCTGGGCGAGGTACTCAAGGTCGTCCGCCGCTTCCTCCATCGCCTCCTCCCAGCGTTCCGCGAAGACCGGGTCTTGGTTGCGGAGGTTGATGAACCACTGGCGCTTGCGGCCCAACTTCCGGGCGGCAATCGTAGGGTTCGCCGTGAGGGCAAGTTCGGCGATGAACTGCGCCTGCAAGTCCTGGACTTGGCGGTCAGTCATCTGGTTCAAGGCCAAGTGGCCGGTGGCAGGTAGCGTCATGTCTTTCACCGTGAGGTATCGGTTGGAGTTGCACCGTCGGCAGTTCGCCGTCGTGGTGACATGATAGCCCTTGACCGGCGTAGGGTCAAAGGTGTAGGTGCGCGGGTAGCTGTGTTGACACAGCTCTGGGGATGGTCGTTTTTTGCTGCGACTTTGGACGGGGGAGGTTAGGTACTTAGCTGTTGACACATTCTGCCCCTCGTTAATTTTTGGTGCGGGGTGGGGGCGTGTGCGTCACGCGCGCTAACGCGGACGGATTTTACCGTGCCCCCGACCGGCGGGGGGGGGCCTGCCTGCCTGCCTGCCTGCCTGCCTGCCTGCCTGCCTGCCTGCCTGCCTGCCTGCCTGCCT